CCAGTAAGAAAACTTCCTCAGGTTCTCCGCTTTGGGAGATACCTACTGTCTGGTTGATAGCATCTCTAATTTGATTGCCACCAGTTGGGTCATTCTGGGGATCCAATGGGGTATCAATGTACTCACCGGCGAATACTCGCTTGGCAAATTCATTAGTATCCATCGCAATACGCTGAGTAATACGCGGGCATTCAGAGATAACACTGGACCCGTTGTAAGGGATGTACAGGTCATCCGGTAAAACCAAGCGGCTGACCATGCGACCAAGCTGCTCATCATAGTAAACTTTCTTGAACGTAGAGCCGCCGTAGCCCGTATAGAACAAAAGCTGGTCAAATTCTGGAGTGTATTCTTTCATCACCGAGGTGATCTGGTAGTTCATAAAATCCTGCACGCGAGAAGCCTGTTGGATCTTATCGAGCGTTTCTTTGCCTAAAGTTTGCGTCCTCACAGGACCGCCGGCGGGCATAAGTTCTTTAAAAGCTTGTGCCTGAAACTGAACAATGGATTCGGTCAACATGGGGTGTACTGCCCCTGCTGCGCCTCTGAAGGGCTGAGTTCTGTCTTCTATCTTGAGTCCTAAGAGCTCGAGACCCTTAGAATACATCTCTTCCCACTCACCGCGGGAGGACCTGTCCGCTTCAAATAAAGACAAGAGCTCCGAAGAAATAAGAGACTTTTCATTGTCTTCTAACACTTCGGCTAGGTTGCTGTAAAAATCTACATCGTCGTCTTGGGGATCAAGGTCTATTGTCGCTCCGCCATCCTCCTCCAAGACAATCTCTATATCAGGCTCCATTTCTTCCATGACTTCGATCATGTCTGTTTCAGGAGCTAGGTTTACCACTTTTTCTATAGGCATAGTCTTGTCCTAGATATATTTGCGGTCATTGTATAGGAGAAGGGACCGCTCTAGCCACAATTCCTTTAGATGTGACTTTTTGAGGAGGAGTAGATGCAGGGTCCATCATAGGGTAAAGGAACTTAGTTTGCCCTTCCTTAATATTAAACGAAGAATCTTCCGTGACTAAGTGCTGATCTCTTAGCTGATTAAATTGTTTTTCATTTACTTCAATAGGCTGGCCTATCTCAACAGAACCTATGACTTCAGCAGGGCCTGCACCTGTACGGACAATGCCTACTCGTTTACCTACATACGGTTTTAAGGATGCTGTTTCTCGGCTTTCAAACTTTTTAGTGCCGTTTACGATAAGGTCGGCATAATCTGTACCGTTCTTATCTACGGCTATGTTTATGCCTAAAGGGTCTCCGCTTTTATTTAAAGCGGTTATTTCTTGGCTTGCGGTTTTTTGAACGACCCCGTCAGGTACATCCCTTGAAAGCTCTGCCCCGACTTCTGGGCCGCTATCTGGTCGCGTAACATTTTCACCGCTGGAGAGTCCTCCCCCCTTTTGGCCGTCTGCCTCTTCAGCAAATCTTGTAAGCTGCTCATCGTAATCTCCTCGTTGATAAACTTCCGTATCGTAGTATGTCACTCGAGCATCGGAAACATTTCCGTCGTTTATTGTATCCTCTACAACTTCAAAAAACAAATCTTCTGCTTTTTTGTAGCTTTGTGTAGCGTTTTGTGGGTCAAAAGCTTCATCAAACTCAGGCACATATTGAAAACGAAGCCCATTTAGGCCCGCTGTTTCGGGATCGCCCGGTCGTGTTTGCCTGTTTATGCGATCATCAAATCTCATATCAGTAATGTATGTAAACCCATCCACTCCTTTTTCACGTAACCTTTCCGTTACTGTAGCTAGTTCCTGTGGTGTAAGTTTTTGTTTAAAATAAATCTCGACGCCCGGTCGGGCATTAGGCGTACCTTCAGGTACTACCTTAGATAAGAACACAGAATCTTGATCGTATTGTTTTCCTTGCTCAATCAATCTTTGTCTTAGTGGTTGAGGATCAAAGTTTTCTCTCACAACAAATTCTGCGTTTAACGATCTTTCGGTGTCTCCCATAAAAGAACCATAAGTATTGGCTAAGTTATAAGTTAGTACCGAAGAATCGTCTCTCACTACATCATCAAACTCAGCGGCTAACTCTGCTTGACCGTAATTACTCATTGGTTGATTAGGTCTTTCCCCTGCAACACCTAGTTGAAACCTTTGTAGTGGCGCAGATAAACCTGTTAGCTCATCTTGAGCCTCTCGTCTTGTTTGTTCAAACGCGGTCCTAGCGTCCATCACACGTAGATCATAGGCCGCATCTGTTTCCGTCTTACGCTTTTTAGGTGTCTTAAAACCTTTGTTAATTTGACGGCGTAACTCCACCACTCGCTCAGGGCCTTCCGCTCCTGCAAAGGACATCTCATACTCAAGAGAGCCACCTTCTCCGCTCTTAGTGGTCCATCCGTTCTTGGCCCATTGCTCTTTTTCTATAAACCATGCAATAGCTTGGAGATCATCAGGGCCCAAAGCACCAAGGTTAGGATCTACTCGTTGAACTAAGCCTGACTGATTCACACGGTTAGCCGCGTCTCTATAAACTTCTTGCCCAAATCCAAATTCTTGACCTACTCTAGGCTCGAGCAAAGAGGATCCAACAAGGTGTTGACCTGTTACGCCTTTCTCTGCCAAAGGTGGAATACGATCTTGGCCGGATAACCTGCGGAGCATGCGCGCCGCCCATACATCTATAGTGGCTTCGTTAGTTAATCCGATTAAATTCCCTGTGAAATTTGGTGTTTTAGGCGCGTCTCCTGCTTTAACAGTGCGGAACATGTCTAGCAACGCGCCCATGGAAGCTGGGCTATTGCTGTTAAACAATGCGCCTGAGTCCTTAGTTATTAACGGGAACTCGCCGGCTTTGTGCATTTTATTTAGAGTCGTCCCGTCTACTCGCTCTCCCGCATCTACACGTTTCGCATACGCTGCAAGCTCTGCGTCATAATCGCCACGACTGTACCTACGCATGATTTCTACTGCATTAGCAAAATTCTGTTCAACATTGGTTTGAGCACTTGTTGTGCCCAGTACATCAGCAAACACGTCACCAAGTCCGCCAAACTCTGATCGCAACTGATCCCGCATGCCACGATACCAATTAGCTTGCCCTAAAATATCTAAGGCCGCTTGATCTCCTGCTTCTGCACGTTTAACAATACCCTCTACTTCTGTGACAATCCCGTCTGAGAGTTGCTGTTTCCACTGCGGTAGTTCTACGCCGGCGGGAGGGTTTTGAAATCCATACGGTATTTCTTTAACTTTAATTTTAGCGTTTTTGCCTTTGAACTCTGCGCCTATTATTTCAACAGGGGCCCATCCCTTATCGGATGAATAATTGCTTTTAAACTTCTCAGCTACCGACCTAGCAAGTTCTCTTTTTTTCTGGCTGCGTCCAGAGCTCCTATTCAAAGCTCCTCTTTCTTTTCGGCTTAGGTTGTCTATTTTAGTAGGAAGTGCGTCCACTTCATCAAGCATCTTGCCTGCTTCGGTTAAGGCATTTTTCTCAGCGGTCTCTTTAGCGGTCTTTATCGCTGCTCGTCTAGTTGCCCGAGCTCCTATGCCCACTATAGGCGCTGTGCCTGCCGCGGACATCGTAACTATCTGCTCGTATAGATCGGCGGCTTTAGTGTCCCCCGCAGCACGGGCCTCGTTAGCAAGATCAGAAAACTTATCTGCATCCATACCTGAGCGTACTTCTCCTGTTACGGGGAGTACATCCAACGTAAATCCCACAGGATCTTCTTTAAGCCCTTCGTACATCGCGCCACCCAAGGAAACCAAATCCGAACCCACCTGCCGAGGAGATACAAGCGATGGGCCTCCTGTTTCATCAGGACGAACAAAGTAGTTGCCTACGCTGTCGGGAATCTTGCCTGCACCAGAGATAATATTCTCTAGCATGTTTTTACTTTCAGTTTCTGGGCGCATCGGGGTAGGTCGATCCACACCATCCCACTGCATAGGAGGAATATCACGTTTAACCATATCAGGATTAACTTCCTCCTCTACGGTTTCAGTGATAAACAAGGGGTCATCTGGGTTTAATGCTTTCAGGTCCGCGGAGGCAGAACCGCCGTCCACGAACCCTTCAGGCTTTTTTACAGGGCCGCCCTCCGCCATTACGTTATAAGTACGATTAAATCCGGTGTTAGCGGTAATAGGTGTTGTGTAAGTGGTTTGGAACTCTTCCTCGCCTTCTCCTCCTGCCCGCCTGTTAAAATTAAACGTGGGAGCTTGAGCCATGGGCGCTGCTGCGAGTGTAAACGGAGCTCGGTCTCCTGCTGCCATTTCTTTTTTACCCAAGGTGTTGTAGTGATTCCTTGCAAACGTCTGAAGCGTCTGTGCGCCTAGTCTGGGCTGTTGGCTTTTAAAACTGGCTTCAATATCGGGATTGGCTGCAATGTATTCCGCTATGGTTCCTCCGGTAGATGCTCCGGTAGATCCTAGCGACCTTTGGGTGTTTCTGTTTTGTAATGCCTGTTGTCTCATCAAAGCGTTCAACTGAGACCGAGACATGCTGCCGTAGCTGCCTGACAATTGGTTAAAAGCGTCTGCGTCAAAAGAAGTGTCCGCAAAACCGGGGTAAGTGCCTGATCGTTTTAATCGTTCAAAATCCTGCGCGGCCTGTCCCTGTCGATACCTTCTTGTTTGGTCCGCACCCATTAACGTGCGGGGACGGCTAGTAACCGAGGGAGGCATAAAGCTAAACCCTGATCCGGTGGCCGAGAGCAGTTTAGCCGCCGGCCTGTAATCAAAACCCGTAAGTTGCTGCTGCCCGCCCACATCCTCAATGACCTCGGTCCGCGGATCGCTGGCTCTGAACGTCTCATCCAAAGCAGGAGCTCCTGCGGCGTAAATGCCCGGTGTGTCGATGGTGTTGGTATACGCAGCGTTAGACGCGGCTAAGCTTTCCGCGGCAGTCGTTCCTCCTGCAAAAGGATCTATTCCCCCAACAAGAGGGGTACTCCCCGTATCAGCAGTGCCAGTAGCAGCGGGAGTAGCCGCGGGAGTAGCCGCAGTAGCGGGAAGAGTTCCGTACAGGATATTAGGATCCACGCCGGCAGCCACAATATCCTCGTAAGTAAGACCACGGTCCGTGGCGATCTTCTGCATAGCCAACCGCTCTTCGGGGGAAACTTTTTTGTCCTGCATGACATTGCCATAATACGCTGCAACGTCATCCGCCATTTTAGCCGTGGGGGCTGGTCCAGTGTAAGCAGGGCTTCCCGCGGGCGTACTAAAGATTCGATTAATGGTTGTAAGCTGGACGCCTGCGTCTAACGCTCCCTGTACAGTAACCCCTGCTTTCTCGTACTCGTTCGCTGCTAGGATATCTTTGTAAGCGTCTGATGCGTTATAGGCTGCCGGATCATCTTTTATCGCAGCCATTATTCTTTCTTCCGCGGCTAAATATTTATTATTAGTAACCATGGCGTTATCGTAAGCTTCTTGCGCTACATCCCTATCAATCCCTAAAGCCTCCGCTATATCGCCTAGATTTGCTCCGGTTTCATTGATCTGGGTACTTATCGCGGCGGCTGAAGCTTGAGGGTACCTCTCGATATAGGTCAATAGCGTTTTATTGGCCGCGGCAATAGCTTCAGCTTCCCCGCCGTTGCTCATTCTTATTGGGAGCGCACCAAGCATTTCCCGTGCTGATTTTCTGTCCATAAAGGACCCCTTCAAGCGGGTTAAATTATCTTGGCATTCTAGGCCTAATAATACTCAGGGACAAGCCCTTCTTCCTTGGGCTCTTCCTCTTCATCCGAGTACAAAGAAATGAAATTCCCCGCGCGAAATCTCATCAAGGCCTGCGTAGTGCTGTCCACTTGGTCGTCATTGTCCCCATTAGGGAATGCTGCACACTCTTCAATCAGATCCTGAGCCCACGTCTCGTCTGGAGCCCAGACCATTCCCGCTTCAAGAATCGGCGCAACCGAGTTAGCTCGGGATATCTTATCCTGTCCCGCGCGCCGACCACCGGGGGAATACATCGTCACAGGAATACCCATACGCCGAAGCTCTTGCTGTAGCGTGACCCCTGTCGCTTTGGCCTCGATCAACACATTATCCGGCTGCCAGTAATCATACTGGTCCTTTGCCTGCCGTTTAAGATCAGGAAAGTCCCAGCGCCCTTTTCTTACGTCCATCAAAAGCAAATTCGGACCCGAATCTTCATCAGGAAAGAACACGCCCCACGTCGTAATGACAGAAAAGTCCGCGGTCTCCTTCTTGGAATACGCCGTATCATACGACTGAATAGTGTAATTAATACTTGGCAGGTATTCATGTTCCCACTCCCGCCACCATTCCCGCTTGAGTATCGCACCCTCGTCAGAGGTCGGCTTTTGCTGATACATCGCGTTCCATTTCTGCACCGACATCGACGCCCGAACCGCTTGGAGCTCGTCAAGTTTCCAGAAGCTCGGCCAAAGGGCTCTCTCGTCCTCTTCGCCTTCGTTAAAAACAGCAGGAAATTCAATCACTTCCCACTGATCCGCGCTCAGATTGCTCTGGGATTTTAACAAGCGTGCCGTGAGATCCTTGGTCCCCCAACGAGTCATCACGATTACGATAGCCCCGCCGGGTTGCAGTCTGGTCCGTGGTCCAGATGTGTACCATTCCCACGCATTGTCCAAAGCAAGCTGAGACTGCGCGTCCTGCTCCGAGTGAGGATCGTCAATAATCAACATATCCGCACCACGGCCCGTCATTGCTCCACCAACGCCCACGGCAAAATACTCACCGCCCGCGTCAGTGTCCCACCTTCCGGCGGCTTTACTATCAGCCTTCAAGGCAACCTTAGGAAAAACCTCCGTATAACGGTCCATGTCCATCAGGTTACGCACCTTACGTCCAAACCTCACGGCTAACTCGCCGGTGTGCGTGGCTTGAATGATCTTGGTCGTTGGACGACGGCCCATGAGATACGCCGGAAGCAAGTAGGATGCAAACTCAGACTTCGTGTGCCGCGGAGGCATGTTCACGATCAAGCGTTTTAACGTGCCATCGGCTATGCGGTCAAAGGCTCGAGACATTATTTCGTGGTGGCTGCTGATTATCGCTTCAGGCCACACGTACCGAGAGAAACCGAGGAAAGTATTCTGTGCCTGCTCCTGCCCTTCGAGGAGTGCTAGCCGGAGCTCTAGTTTTAGACGCTCGGCTTCTACGTCGTCAATACGATTAGCTATTTGCATAAAAACCGTTTTTAAAAAAATTGCGAAAAATTTTTTGGGCTTTTGATTTTCTAACAAAGGTGGGTGGGTTGCAAGGTTGGTTTCACGTGGAACATGGGTCATTTTCGTTTTGAGCAAAACTAATTGTGTGAAATCTAGCTAAAGCAAACTTGCTAGCCTAGTGGCCGAAAAATCGCGGCCACATGCGAATCGTTCTCGTTTGGCGTACCAAATCGAGCAAAAGGGACCCGGATCCATGGTCCACGGGCCGCGGATCGAGGTAAGTGTTTGATTTTCCTCGAGTTGCTTATTTCCGGTAATTAAGATTACCGGAAATAGCGAATGCGAATCATTCGCATTGAGCCATATTCATTCAACGGCTAGCTGAACGCGAGCCGTTGGCTTAGTTTATTTTTTTCTAAGGGTTCAGCACGTGATTTTAATGAAGAGCTCGAGACCTCTAGCATTTAAGGGCTGAGAAATCATATACGCTATGAGGTTAGCCATTCTCGTAAAGCAGGCCAATTAACGCTATCTAGAGGCCACTCAGCAAGCGGTGGGGCGTTTAATCCATCCTTAACAAGGGCTTGGCATTGCTTGCCGTGGTAGAGCAGCAG